GAGCGTCTTTCTGATTAACTGTCATCTCAGGTCTCATTTGTTTAATAAGGTCTGATGCTAATGCCATTTGTGCAGTAGGGTCTCCTTGAGATGCTCTAGCAACCAAACTACCTGTTCCTAACAAGGACTCCGCTTTGATTTGTGGTGCTGTACCTGAGCCAAATATTATTCTTTGTTTTGCTGTACGAGATTGACCTGCAATCATAGCCTTCTGTATTAAGTCATCAATCTTCTCTTCAGGGAATATTGTTCTTATTAGAGTATTCTCGTGTGTGCCGTCTTCAGCAATTCTACTCAACCAAATAGGAGTTCTTTTTATTTTGTTTTTCAGAGCGACCATCGCACCTGCTCTAAATGCTTTTAATTTAGCAGCATTTGCTACCGTAGGACTAACTCCAATCAATTCTTCCATTTCTACTGCTAATTCTTCTACACTATTAGCACCTAAAGATTTTCTACCTAACTTATAAGAATCTCTAGCGCCTCTAATATTTGATGCGTTTTGTCTTGTTGCCTTTAGGGTTGGGGAAAAATCATCTAATTGTTTTCTTAATAAATCCTGTGACTCACTTAATGGTCCGCCTAGTTCGCCTTTACCTGCCCTGAAAGCAACACTTGCTTCTTGTGATAAACCTCTACGAACAATCTCAGCATCTTCAAGAGTAGGCATCCTAATAATCTTAACTTCACCATTCTTTCCAATCTTAAAGAAAGGAACTAAACTACCTTTTGCTTGGTAAATCTCACCTAGCGTATCTTTTGCCCCAGGGAATCTTCTGAGGGCTTCTGATAATGTATTTACAATTTCAGGTGTTAATTCTTCTGCTGTCTCCCATACCCCTTTGTATAGTGCGTTCTCTTGTTTTTTGGCTAATTTATCACTTACTGTGTATGATTTATATACATTACCCTCAACATTAGGCGCTAAACCTTTTTGTAATTCATCTATAGCGATTTCCTTAGTCTTAATTGCTCTTTCAGGCAAAGCAATATCAATCTTACCGCCTTCAGGCATCTCAGACTTTAATGCTCTCATTGTTGCTTCAAGTGTCTGATTTTCAGCAATGGTTTCACCACTAGCAATCTTTTTTAAAATTTCATCTGCTGAGAATCCTGTTGAATCTACTAATCTTTGTAATTCCATACCCACTGATGAGGCTGCTTTATCTCCAAACATAAGACGAGTCTTGGTCAGTACCATGTTTACTAAATTGCCACCAAAATTCATAGCCGCTGTAGTACCACCTGCAAATACAGTTCCCAAACCCATGCCTAGAGGAACACGAGATAAATCTTCTAAAATACCTTCTTGTCCTGTTCCATATCCTGAAGCACCGCCTTCTACTGCTCCAACTTTCATAACAGGTGCAGTTTTCTGCAACCAACTTCCTGTTCTAGCAACATTCGCTGCTGTCATTGCAGGACCTGCGCCTGGTATAGGTGCTATATATGCTAATGCTGTTGGCGCTATAGAGCCTAATATTTCATACGATAAAGCCTCAGTAGGATATTCCTTTTGGTACGCATTTATCTTGGCACGAATCTCATCTCTAATCTCTTCATAACTACGAGACGATGCCATAGAACGAATCATAGCCTCTAGTTCCTCACCAAGACCAAGAGTTATGCCCTGAATAGTTGCTCTAACCTGAGCCTTTTCCGTAGTGGGTTGAGTAGATGTTTGTATTTGCCTTCCACCTAAATCTTGTTGGTCTTGTTTATCTACCCTATCAATAATCGCTTGTTGTTGAGAATTTAAGGGGTTGAATGTTGATGTTTGCTTATCAACGCCATCAATAATCGCTTGTTGTTGAACACTTAATCCCACTACTGACTCCTAAAATTAATGAACTTTTCACGGTCTTGCATTGACATCTTATTCCACGTCTCTTTTGACACACTGTTCTTTTCATTGTCATTTAATATGCCATAACCCATCATTCCTTCTAATGAATTGATTTGTTTTAATTGCAATTTAGTAAACATTGGTCTGTTCCGTAAAGCATTTGTCTTTTCATAAAATTGAGCGAGAGTAATTTGCTGTGACATATATTGTGTCGCATACGTTGCTCTTTCTGCTGTCCGTTTATTTACTTCTTCTAATGCGGTCTGTACTATCCGTCTTGACACAATACTTGTAGCAATGTCACCCGATGTTTTTTGTAACACCTCAAAGTCCTTCTCGGTCATAACACCTTCACCTGCTTGTCGTTGTCCTTTTGCAACCCTATCTAAGACAGCAGTATAAGCATCTATTGCTTCTGAAAATCCTGTTGGAATGAAACCTCTTGCTATATCAGGAACTTCATTTAATATAGGGTTCTCGCCTAATTTTCTTAATAAAGCCAAATCACTTAACGTGTCATCTGCTGAATAACCTGCGGTGATTAATTTTGTCGCCTGTGCAATACCTGACTTAGTAAACAACAAACTTTCCTTGTCACCTACATTTACTGTAGTTCCACCACCTAAAATACCTGAGTCTTTATAGAACTTAATTTCTTCAGGTGTTTTTCCTTTGATAAAGTTTAGTTTCTCTTGGAATGCTGAAGGTGGTTTAAACGCTAAAGTCCATGCGTCTGTTCCTTTCAATGCTCCACTCTCTACAGCATCGGCTAAATCGTTTCTGCCCATCTCACGTAACTTAATCACAGTTGCGTTTTTACCCTTATTCTTACGAAGACTCGCTAACTTGTTCTCCATCGACTTAGCAATGTTAGGGTCAGGGTTAAGTCTCATTGAGTTTAGAGCAATAGTCATACGAGCCATTCTCTCTTCATCACCGAAGAAATCGCTTATACCACTACCTATATTATCGAAGAAACCAAGCTCTTCAGTAGGTGGTTTTACATCAACAGGCTGAGTAACATTAGCAGCATCATTAAATTCTGCTAAATTCACATCGGTCATTTGCCCTGACGTATCAGGGAAATTCAGGTTTGCTAAATTCATACCACTCAAATCCACACCTGGAGAATATCCATCGTTCATATTGGTAGGTGTAAGTGGCGCTAAAGGCATATCTGATACTATTTGGTCAGGATTAAACTGTTGAGCGTTTTCTATAGGGAATGACATATTTGTTGCTATTGGTGTTGCATTAATAGATTTCCAATTAGGATTACCACCACCTTGGTATCTTTGGATTAAACTTTGTGACTGATTAACCACAGGTAACTTATAATCATTCGCTCTTTTTTCTTCTTCACTTCTGAAGTCAAGGAATGTACCGTCTAAAAAATCAAATAAACCTGCCATCTATATCTCCTAATAATCATCCCATGATGACGCATCTGATTCTGTCATATCGCCCCATGAGACATTGCTGTAATCTGATTGTGCTGAAGTGTTGCCACCTGTATGCTCTACGCCAATATTTTCGTTTCCATAGTTGTATGTATCATATCCGTAGCCACCTACATCAGGTGTACTTGATACAAAACCATTGCCTATTAAACCATCTCCTTGCGGTTGGTTATTGCCGAATATACTCATTAGTCCACCTTCTTTATTCATAAGGTGTCCTACAGCAGTTCCTACTCCGTATTCGTCAGGGTCGTTGTAAGCCTGAATATTACGCAGAACTTGAAATGGCAAGGAATAAATTTGTGCTACAAAGTCAATAGGACCACCTGGTTCTACTAAACTAAAGCCACCTTGTTTGTTTTCCATGTTCATTCCAAGCATCTAAGTATCTCCAATCACGTTAACTAAAATAACTCATTAGTCCATCTCTCATATTCGTGCGCCAATCATCAATGCCTTTATTTTGTTCTGCTATGTCTTTCGCTTGGTCTGAGAACATATTAATATCATACTCGTTGGCAATCATTGCTCTGTCTATTAAACCACCAAATTGAGGATTATTCTTCATGACACTTGTCATTGCTTGAGTGTCAATACCTGCTCCACCTTGACCTGCCACGTTTGTATTTTTAGCAATCGGTCTAATAGTAGCACCTGTCATTGGCGCGTTAGATGGAGACATACCTAAATTAGGTTGTATCTGTTGTTGAGGCATATAAGACTGATACAGCGCATTAAACTGTTCATCTGACAAGCCACCATTTGCTTTAGCGTATTGTAGTATTTCCTCTAAGTAAGTCATTAAACCATACTCGCACCAAGCGTCAGATAATCAAATAGACCTGGTTGCTTAGTGTTGGTTTGTGTTTGACCTGCTGTAGTAGAGCCAAGTGCTTGAGACAAGTAACCAAGTGTATTCTGTGGTTGTCCTGTGTAGCCACCAAATCTTTGTTTAGCCGCATCAATAAGTGCTTGTTGCATCGCTTGTTGTTGAGCGCCTTGTTGAGCAAGGTTCTGAGTGACTGTCTGACCCATGCCGAAGCCTAAGTTAGAGACATCTGCTAATTGTCCTGCTGCACCTAATCTATGTTGCGCTCCTTGTAAGCCTGAAGAAACATTGAACTGGTCAGCATTCATTCTGTTGCCAATATCTGACATTGCTGCTTGTTGTGCGTTTTGGAAGCCTTGTTGTCTTAGACCTGCTGATGATTGAGCAAGTTGTTCAACAATGTTTTTACCCATCTCACCTGTTGCAATACCATGACGTGAACCACCGAAGGCTTTAGCAGCATTTGCTTGAGCGCCTAATTCATTCAAACCTAATTGACCGCCTCGTAGTATGTCCGCCTCATTCGCCTTAATTACATCAGTCGTGTAAGGGTTCATGTAGGGTGTCATGCTAGTCGTTGCAAGTTGTCCTGCTGACACAGTGTCTGGTGTGTAACCCATACCTTGAGCCGTACCTATTCCTGCTCCTCTAATTCCTTGGGCTGCCATTTGATTGATATTCGGATTCTGTGTTATCCCACCTGTTTGCGGTCCACCTGCCATAATTTACTCCTAACTAAATAGTTTGTTATATTTATCTACGTCACCAGGCTGTTTTGCTTTCAACTCTGCTAATGCTTGTTCATACAAAGGTGTGCCACTATAACCTTGAATGCCACCTGAAAATGTTTGTGCTTGTGGAAGCCCTTGTAATGGGGTTAAAGCGCCTGGTGCTGAGAGACCAAAAGCCTCTGCTGCTCCTATATTCTGTTGCATCGCTGCTGTCTGAGTAGGATTAAAGGCTGCCATATCAGGACCTTGCCAAGGCATATAGCCTATCTTTTGTGTATCTTCTGCTCGTGCTAAATTCCTAATAGATGGTTCTTTTAACCAATCAGGTATCTCTGTTTTTTGTGTTGTGCTACCGCCTTTACCACCACTCATGTCAAAACTCCTTTGCCAAAACGACTTGTTGTTCTTTCCAACCGTCTTTATTTAATATTTTCTTCCACCCCTTTCTTCCTGATAGGGTCATTCCATCGCACCCTTGAGCCTTAGCCCATTTTACCGCATCAGAGTGCATATCTGTTATCTGTTCAAGTTTTCCACCTGCCAAGAAGACGTGTAGAACTTTCTTGTTAGGATACACTACTATTTCCGTTACGGCACAGCCTTTTACGCCACTCCAAAGTTGCATATTCCCACTCATAACACCGTCAACGACATCAATAAAACTATGTGTGTCACCGCCTTTGTCTAATGCAGACTGAATCCACTCCCTACAACGTATTAAATCTTCCTTAATATTCATGGGTCTAGTTTAACTTTAACCCAAGCACCGTTCTTAGATACTACTAATGTGCCTTGCGCTCTATCCCACATAAGGATACCATCCTCGGATGCAGACTCACCTGACGTTATATATCTTAACTTATCTTTGTTAGTAGATAAATAAGTGACAAGACGTTCACCCCAAATCTTCCAATCTGTTCCTGAAGGTGCAGGGGGATTAATCATCTTTTACCACCTGGTCTTGCTTCAATTCTCATTACACCAGAGCGCCAATTAGTGTTACCTACGCCCTCTACTCTTAGCCTTACTTGCCTACCTGTAAATCTAACATCTGTAGGATTTGATAATGTATAAGGACCATGTGTTGTTTCTGTTGAGTTAGGATAGAACCTTGTCTTAAAAGAGACTTTGACTTGACCCTGTGTTTCTTCATCAGGTATTAAGTTAGATACTTTCATGACTGTATCGCCATTACCTAAACTTATAGGTCCTGACTCAGCATAAGGCTTAACAGAGCCATGTGTGTATCCTGTCTCTTGGTTGTATAGATTGCCACTAGCATCACACCAAATAGGGTTAGAGAACACACCTCTATCTACACACGCTGTACGGTCTAATGAACCTACAGTCCAATGACCTTCTTTGTAATCTAAAGCCACATACTTGTCGTTTTCTGTAGATGAACTTGAAGGATAGAACCACCATACTTCACCATGTTGTGAATTATGAACTGCGGTTGTCTTAGTAATCTGAGTTGTGTTTATGTCATTAAAAACGTAGTCTAATACATCACATTTAATTTCTGTTGCTATCGAACCATCAAACGTATAGAAGGCTTTGTTACCCATCCAAAAAGCACCTTCATCTACTGCTACTAATGCTTTTCTTGATGCAATACCACACGCTGTTCCTACTCTTTCAAATCCATATACAAAAGGAGGTCCTGAGTATGTTGCTATATGAGCATCTTGGTCAGTAATAATAAGAGTTCTGCCTCTCATACGAATACCACACATTATCTGACCTTGTGTCTGTAGTTCAAAATCACCTGCCTCGTTCGTGGCTGCTGGTGTCCATAATGTATTGTCTTCTCTATCACACCACTGAACTTTTCTTGGGTTTCCACCTGCGCCTAATGCAAATACAAATCTTTCTTCAGTTACAAGCATTGAGGCGTTTGATACAGGTGCGTTAGTTAATGCTGTTGCTAATGTAGAGGTGTTCAATGTCCACTCATATATCTTGCCATCTTTTGAAGAACAAGCAAGTAAGTATTCACCCCACGTATCTAAAGCCCATGTTGTTGCTTCTTGGTAAACACCTGAACTCGTTGGCGCTCTACCATAATTACCTAGACCGTGAAAACCACCACCATATCCTAGATTTAAAACACTATGTAATGCACCAGTTGTTAGACCTGTAGGCGTAATATCAAATACTGTAAGAGACGAATTAACATAATACAACTTCTCGTATGTAGCACCCACTAGGTTTGAACCAACAGTGTTATCTATCCAAGAAATCATTGCTCTTGGTGCTTGTGCAAAGGCTGAGGTTTTTCTAACGGTCCAACCACCCACAGGACGCATTGAGCCATCGTGGAATCTAACTAGACTAGCATCACGCCATCGATTAGAGGATTCAAAATCTGTTCCGTTTCTGTGAATGCCAGGTGGTAATTGTAATGGTATTAAACTCATGCTGCTATATCCGTCCAAGTGTTTGATGATTCTGCTATTGGTGACCAGGTAGAAGATGTCTCAGTAACATCTTCCCATTTCTCTCGAGCTATAGCTAAAGACCCTGAAGTAGTTGAAACTGTAGCACCTGAGTGTTGCACCCTATTACAAGTTGCTGTAATAGAGGAGGTTGGTAGCACTGTAGCTCGACCTACGAGAGATACTTGTGCAGATGCTACGATAGTTAATGTAACAGAAACTTGTGAATTTGCTAATAACACTCTCTCTGCGTTTGCTAAAGTAGAGCTTAAAGAAGCCAATACAGCATCACCTAGTTGTATTCTCTCTGCGTTTACACTTAATGATGAGCCAACACTAATTGTAATATTAGCCTCACGTACTCTCTGACCTACAGTAGTAATTACTGTATCACCCATAGAAATTGCGTCTGACTCTCTTACTCTCTGAGAGGCACATACACTAGACGATGTAACTGTTATTTGACCACTATCTTCTCTTACACGTTCGTAATCTGAAGATACAGTTGACGAAGGACTAGATATTGCAGAGCCAAACTTAACATAACCAGCCTTAGCGGAGATAGAGCAAGTAGAGCTAATTGTAGCAGAGGCTTCTCTTACTCTAGTAACACTAGCAATAACTGTGGCTGTTGCTGTAGCGGTTATAACCGCATTTTGAACTCTTACATATACGATAGATACAACAGATGCACCCATAGATAATGAGTCTGATTCTCTAACTCTCTGACTATCACTATACATAGAACTAGAAGAGGCTACTTGCATACTTGCCTCTCTAACCCTCGTACTAGAAGACGAAGTAGAAGATGTTACTGTAGTTAAAGAAGAGCCTAATCTAACATAATACGCTGTGGCACTAGAACTAGAACTCGGACTGATTGTAGCATCAAAGGATAACCACCTCTCAAAACTTATAGATACAGAAGATACCGAGGCAACTGTGCCACCACTAGTTCTAGTCCTAGAACCGTTGGCAGTAGTATTTGCTGATGTTTGTGAAGTTCCATTTATAAGAACAGAACCTTGTACAACTCTTCTCGCATTACAAGAAATAGAAGAACTACTTAATACAGTAGCAGAGCCTTCTAAAAATCTAATGCGAATAGAGTCACAAGCTATGGAGCTTGTAGCTGTTACTGTAGAGCTTCCATCGTGTAAATCAGCAGTGGAATACTTTGCTCTATTGTATTTCCACTGATTGTATAACATTTACTTAGTCTAGCGTAATATCTAAGTCAGCGTTCGGTACACGGAATACATCACCTGAAGCAATCGCTTTAGAGGAAGATAAGGTAGCGTAAGCCATCAAGTTACCTGATGAAGACGCATCAAATACACCTACGTGAGTTACTGTACCCCAAGACGCTGATGCTGTTGGAAATTCAACTGCTGCGTTATTTGAAGTAGTATTGCCTGAGGTAGTGAATGCTACCGCTTTACGGACATAAGCACCACCTGATACCTCAGTTCCACCACCTGTCTCGCCTGGTGCTGCTGTGAATAAAGCCAAGTAATGAGTCGATGGGGCAGTGTAAGCCGAACCTGCAAATACGTGGTCTAGTATTTCTGTTTCTAAAAAGTTTGAAAATGACATTTGTTTCTCCTATTGAGACTAACCTAAGCCTCTTATTTTTAATTTTAATCCTGAGCCACTAAACCTAGCATTCTCAGATACTTCGTTTAATCGTGCAACTGAGGCAGAATACATCTGCGCCCATATTGCAACTCTCTCGTCTTCTCCTAGATACGGTGCTGAATGTAGTAACACTCCATAGAGGTAAACATCAGGCGCTTCTAGTAAAAGCCAATTATCAGCGTTACTACTACTAAGAGCCGTAGTCTTAGGATAGTAAAGCAATTCTGTATTAACTTCAGCAGACGGTGTTGGGTAGAACTGAAATTGACCGTCAGCGTGTG